GTCCTGTGTCGGCGGCGCCGGTGTCTGAGGCTGCCCCGGTAACTGTTGCCCGTGATCGTGCGGTGGCTGAGCCGCGCCTGGTCGATGTCGATTTCGAGCGGCGGCGGAATGTGGACCGGCTGATCTTCCGGTTCCGCGGTGGTGTCCCCGATGACGTTTCTGCCCGGCTGGTGCGGGTGGTCCGTGACCGGGATGGTGACCGGGTTCGCTTGGATGGCCGGGTGTTCATCGTCCTGCGGTTCGCGGATGCGTCGGCTCGTGGTTTCGACCGGGATCAGATCGACGCCGATGATCTGCGTAATGTGCGGGCGATTCGGCTGGTCGACGATGGCCGACGTGACGATGTAGTTCGGGTGGCTCTGGGTTTGCGGAACCGCCCGGATGACCTGAATGTTTTCGAGCGGGGCAACCGGCTGATTGTGGATGTCGAGCGGTAAGCGAGGCGTCTCGAGGGGCCCCGGCAGGTTGCCTGCCGGGGCCCCTCTTTGCGCCGTAGGGGGTGGGATACGAACCCACTCGTCGGGGCCCCTTGTTCATCACATTGCTTCGATGTGGGATTGTCCCGCAGTTTGAACCACCGTCGTACGGTCTCCGCCAGTCCCTGCAGCTACCCGGCGGATTCTACCGGGCGTTCCATCCGCCGGGCTGGTGTCTGCCGGTTTCTTGGGAGTGGCAGGAGGCGCACAGGGGGCGTAGGTGCCGGTCTGCGTGGGGGTCGGGGTTGCGCTGTTTGTTGAGCAGGTGGATGCCGCGGGGGTGGTGGTCGGCGACGGATGCCATTTTCCCGCAGAGGGCGCATCGGGGGTTGCGGGTGAGGTATTCGAGGCGGATGCGGGGCCAGTCGTCGCCGTAGGTTTTCCGCCAGTGGGTTCGTTGCTGTCCGGCAAGTTTCGCGTGGCGGGGGCATCGGCCGCCGCGGACTCTTGCGGGGCAGCCGGGGGAGGTGCACGGCTTCAACGGGTGTGTGGTCACCATTGGAGCGGCTCCTCCCCCGGCTTCGGCTCCCGCCCAACTCGACGGTGGAGGACGGCGGGCGGGAGGGCCTAGTGGTGCCGGTTGCGGTAGGCCTGGTGGAGGCGGCTAACCCGGTCTGCTTGGGTGAAGATCCGTTCTGTGGTCGCTAGCCACAGGTCGTCGTCGTCGTAAAAGTTCTGGGGTAGTCGGCAGAGTCGGGTACAGACGGGGCAGTAGGCGTATCGGTCTTTCGCGGGCGGGTATTGGCCGCACATGCGGTTGCGGGTCATACGGGTGGCCTTCGTTGCCGGGGTGTTTTCCAGGTTCGGGGCTGGGTGGGGTTGGCGGCTTGACGGGTGGCACTGAGGGCTTCCATGTATTCGCTGCGGGTCATCTGTTCGGAGAGGTGTTCACAGTGGGGGCAGGGGATTCCGCCGTAGGAGATGTCGATGACGGCGAGTGCGTAGTGTTCGGTGAGGCAGTTCACGCAGCGTGATTGCATGGCTACATCGTTGTCGTCGTTGTTCATTTTTTTTTCCGTCTGTCGTGGATTTCCCGGCGGTGGTCGACATATTCGACGGCGATGAGGGCGCAGCCGACCCCGATGGCGGTGCCCTGCCAGTGGCCGATGTGGGGGCCGAGGAGGATGGTGACTGTGGCGGCGGTGAGGACGCCAACGATGAGGTTTACGAGCAGCCACCGCCATGGGCGCATCGTCATTTAGTCTCCGGGGGCGGGTCGGCGTGGTTTGGCGGGGGTGTTTTTTTTCTTGGGCGCCGGTTGCGGGGCTTCGCTGTCAAGCCAGTCTTTGAAGGAGTCGTAGACGGGGTGGAATTTGTGTCGGGGCCAGCCTTCTCGTCCTTGGGTTCGGATTTGGAGTCACTCCTGCCGCTGTCGTTGAGGGTATCTATGGTGGCTTTCTTTCGCCAGGATCGGCTTCGCAGTGTTGTGGACAGCTCGTAGACGTCGCCGACGCGGTAGAGGTAGCCGCCGGTGGGGCCGAGGTGTTTGACCCAGCGGCCTTTGATCCGGCCGGCGATGCGCAGGGTGGTGATGGTTTTGTCGGAGACGTGGATGAGTTTGGAGGCGACGGATGCTTTGACTTCGTCGTCCATGTCGTAGTGGTCGACTTGGTCGGCGTGGAATGACTCGCCCCAGGAACTGAATCGGTCGTCGAGTTCTTTGACCGGGTCGGTGGGGTCGAATGCGGCGGGGATCTGGTCGGTGTCGAGTTCTTTCAGCGCCGTTTTGATGAGTTCGAGGGTGGCGGGGCTGTCGTAGGACAGCAGCCGGGTGTCGGCTTTGCCGAGTGCTTCTTGCAGTGTCGCCACCGCTATGCGTTGCTTCAGGTAGGCGTCGCGGAGTTCGGTGGCGGCTTGGTGTTGTTGTTGGGCGACTTGGCGGTAGGCGCCGCACATTTTCCGGGCGCGGGCTACCGGGGAGTCGCCGGGGAACGGCCATGACCCTTTCATGCGCTGGTGGCTTGGCGGGCGGCCGGGGATTGGAACAGGTTGGGTACACCGCCGTCGCCGGGGATGCACCGTAGCGGGGCGGGGATGGTGGTGTCTTCGTTGAAGTACAGCTTGCGGATGAGCCGGGTGGAGACGGTGTTGTTCCAGGTGGCGATGATCATGCCGACTTGGCTGAGTGAGCTGCGCCGTTCTGTTTTCCGGCCGTTAGCGAGGGCGTCTTTAATGTCGGAGAGCCGTTTACGCAGGGCTGTCCTAGGGTCGTCGTCGTTGAGGATGACCCGGGTGCCGGGGATGAGTCCGGTGGTGATGGCTTCGAAGAACTGGTGGACGTATTCGTTGTCTTTGCCGTTGACTTTGCGGATGAGGTAGTGGGCGGCGCCGAGTGCCGGGTTGGACAGGCCGGGGATTTTCCGGAAGTGTTTGGCACCGTATTCGACACTGTCGCGGTAGGCGTCGATGTCGGATTCGAACAGGTCGAGGATGGTTTGGTTGGGCAGGCGTAGCCGGGAGACGCGGCGGGCGTCGGTGTCGTTGAGGTAGTAGACCAGCCGGACGACGGTTTGCATGGCGCCGGCATATTTTTCGCCGCCCTTGGCGAAGAGTTGGCGGGCGTTGCGTAGGCGTCCTTCGTCGATGGCTTTGAAGTTTTCTTCGGGCATACCGACGAAGATGGCGACGGGGACCCGGATGGGTTCTTGGGACAGTTCCCCGGCTTCGCAGATGGCGGCGGCCCGGTGTTGTCCGTCTTGGAGTAGGCCGCGAACGTCGAACGCCCATCCTTGGTGGGTGAGGTGCCACAGTCCGGCGAGGATGATGTCGCGGTACCACTTGACGGTGGCGGGGTCGAGGGGCCGGTTGTCGCCGTTGTGGTCTTTCAGAATTTTGGCGGCGATGTCGGGGGTCATCATCGCCCACCGCATCCAGGGCCGGGGGTGTGGGGTGGTGAACCAGTCCAGGGGTACTTCTTCGGCTTCGGTGAGGTAGGGCCCGGCGGCGCGGGCGAGGTTGGTGCCGTTGGCCATTTTTTTGGCGAGGGTTTCGGCGGCTTCGCGGGCGATGTCGTTGCGGGTGCGGGTTTCGGTGATGCGGGCGTTGGCGATGGCGCGTTCGGCTTCGGCGAGGCCGGCTTTTTCGAGTCCTTCGCGGCACCGGTTGAGGCTGCCGATGGCGGAGTAGGTGAGGTGGACGGGGTGGATTTTGCCGGTGGGATCCCACACTTTGTAGCCTTTGCCGGGGGCGGCTTCGACACGCCATCCGGCCCGCGCGCAGCGGTCTACGAGTTGTTCGCTGTCGGCTTGTCTTGATCCCATGGTGGTCCTTTTCAGGTGGAGGGGAGGGTGCCGTGCCACACGTACTGGTTGAGTTCGGTGTCGGTGGGCGGGTCGGTGAGGTAGTGCTCGGCGAGGTCGTGTTGGCGGGGGTCGGTGACGTTGGGCAGGAGTTGGATCATGGGGCGGATGACGCCGCTGGCTGAGTGGCGGTGGTAGTCGATGCCGTCGACGGTGAATGGTTTCCGGGCGATGCAGCGGACGAGGCCGTCGTCTTGGTGTTGGTAGTGGAGTTCGGCGGAGGGCATCAGTCGTCGCCTTCTTGCATCCACCGGTCTATTTCGGCTTCGGTGGCGGGCCGGGAGAAGATCATGGTGGCGTATCCGGAGCTGACGCCGTCGTCGAAGATTTCCAGCATCGGCCGGGTCCACTGTCCGCGGGTGTTGGGGTCGTAGCGGATGCCGTCGACGTAGAACACCGATGCGGGTTCGTAGACGTAGATGCCTTCGTCGCGTTCGTAGACGAGGCCGGTGCGGGTTTCGAAGGCGGTGCGGACCGGCATGGCCAGGTCAGTGCCGATCATTGAAGAACCTTCGGGTACGGCTTTCGATCTTGGCGTCCATGTGGGCGATGGTGGCGGCGAGGCTGGCGTATCGGCGGCGCTGCACGACGTCGAGGCGCACCGACAGGGTGAGGAGGCCGAGGCAGGCGAGGGCGGCGGCGACCAGGTAGGGGTCGCCGGAGATGGCGGCGAGGGTGGATAGGGCGAGCCAGATGCTGGCGAGGGGGGCCCAGTAGATGACGGGGAGGCGGTTGATCACGGGTGTGGCTCTTTCTTCTCGGCGCGCATTTGACGTTGGGTTTCTTGGCGGCGGGCGTAGTCCTGGTCGCGGAGGTACAGGGCGACTTGGAAGGCGTAGCCGATGCTGCCTAGGGCGACGAAGGCGAGGAGGTAGTCGCGGCGGATCAGGGTGGTGACCAGGGTGGCGATCCAGGCGACGGCGATGGCGACGGTGGAGAGTCTCATCGGGTATTTCATGCGGTCCTCCGGCATTCGTGGAGGGTGAGGACGTTGGCGATGGTGGTGCGCCGGTTCGGGGGGAACGCTGTCCAGGGCGCCATGCAGCGGCGGATGCGGGTGCCGATGGGGAACATGCCGGGGGCCCATCCGGTGTGGTCTCTGTCGTAGCGGGTGGGGAGGGTTTCGGGGTTGAAGGCCATGGGTTGTCCGGTGCGGAGGGTGATCATCCAGAGGACGGGTCGGTGGCAGCGGAGGCAGTTGGTGCGGCTTGCATACACTTCTCCCTCACGGTATGTGACGTCTGTTGATCTCAGGGTAGCCACATGAACTCCATTCAATCAATAGCGCATCAGTGTTACCCGGGTGTGTGCCTGTGCAGATCTCAACGAGCCTCCGACGCCGGGGTTACGGGCGCAAATTGCATCCGCTGCGCCGCGTAGTAAGCCTCCTTTGCAAGTTGCATGTTGCAGGCTGCGCACCACACCCGTTCCGGGTCGTCGTCATGGCGGCGCAAAGACGGCACCGAACACGAAGGACACAACCCCGGAAGCTGAATCGTTCTCGGATCCAAGCCGCACACCTTGCGAGCCCGACGGTGCAGCATCCCCACCAGCAGTAGCAGCTCCGCCCCGCTCAGATGGCCGTCAGCGGCCGGCATCCGCGCTAGGGCATCCACCCTGGGTTCCAGGAAGTAAACGGCCTGAGAGAGCCCGTAGCCCTCCCGCACCGGCGCCGAGGTGTGGAGCATCCCCAGGTGAGTCCGCAGTCTGAACTCGGCCCACATCGCCGTATCCGAGATCTCGCTACGGAGAGTGAGAACGCTCAGGTCCACCGTCGGGGAGCTCTCCGGCTTCGGGCGGGAGATCTTCGCCTCCGACAACCCGCCCTGTTTAGCAATCAGTTGGGAAAGATCCACATAGTCGTAGCGGAGCAGATTCAATTCCCGCTTGGACCTATTGCGGCATCCTTCACACAAAGGGTTATGGCGGGAAAGTCCGGAAGTGTTTGCGTGCCGGTCGAATACGGTGCAATTCTCGGCGAGGATACAAAATGTCATTCCGGATCCTCGTCGAACCTGAAAGCCGAATTGATTGGGACGATCGGCCGGTCCGGATCATATCTCGAGAATTTGGTATCAATTCCCGTCGCCGCCGGATTATTCTTCCGACCTCTTTCGACTTCCGATCGAGCGAAAGCGATAGCGGCGGCCCGGCCAGACCGATCCACCCTATCGCCGTTTCCCTCCGGCGCAACCCCCTCTTGTTCTTGATCTTTTAGCGCGGGCTGCGTGGCGCCCCCGGCGACGCGCGGCGCAGCCGGCGCGGAAGAAGGACGGACTGACCCCGAAGGGGTCCGTCCTTCTTCTCTGTCTGTCTGTCTGTCTGTCTCAAGACGCCCGCCCGCGTGAGGCGGTTTCTTCGGTGCCCGATTCTTATTCTGACCTGCGGATATAGGAGCTGGTTGATTCGCAACGGACAACCAACGAGCAGGCATAGAGATGACAACGGAGCCACAACCAGCAAGCACCGAAGTAACAACGGAGGAACAACGGACAGACATCGGAGTCGCATCGGAGGGACAACCAGGTGACAACGGACCGACAACGGAGAGCGCACCAGAGCACAACAAGCGCTCCACCGCCCTCCTCCCCCGGGCCCCCTTCGCGGTCAAATGGAGGAGCTGCGCGCCGGTGACAACACCCTCGGAACCGGTCGCGTCGCACAGCCCGATGATCTTCAGGAAGAGCAACTGGGCGGTGTCGGGGAGCCCGACGAGGGTGTCATCCAACTCCCAATTATGTGGAATGCGGTACCACGACTGACCCCCATTCGTGCGCGGCGGCATACTATTCGTCTCCTTGCTCATCATGGATATTCCTCCCAAGGAACCATTGCCGGCCTTCAATCTTCATTTCCTGCCATGCCACCGGATCGACAACCCGGCACCGGTAGGCGTGGGAATAGTTGAACCGGTACTTGTGCGGCAGGATCGAATAGCATCGGGTACACAAAGCCCGCCACACCGGAATACGCCCCCGGAAGCACATGGGGCACTCATGCAGATTCGTCGGCATCATGTGGCCGCCGCGCATCGGGCATCCTTGTGTGCTTCACACAGCTTCTGAACGACGTCACCCTCAGTGACCCGCCACCGGGCCGGGCGGGGGTATGGGGCCGCCCCCACCCCGAAAAGGTGAATGTTGATGCAGCACTGTTCGCACAGCCGCCCCGCCCTGATCCGGGTCGCCCGGATCCCCACCGCCACCTTCTTCGGCGTCTTCGACGGTGGCTCCGGCATCCCCGGCAACGGGGCGCTCACGCCCCCGCCCTTGCCAGCCGCATAACCGCCACCGCCAAAGCTCCGGCCATTGCCTGCCGGGGCACCTCCGCCGACAGGGCCGCCGCGCACATGACCACATTGGCGGCATCCCCCGGATCCCCTTCGACGTCGGCGCATGAGGACACGTACGCCTGGATGAGCCCGTCGACGTATTCCATTGATGCGGCTAACGCTTGGTCGTAGGCGGCGAGGGTGGCCGGGTCGAGTTGTTCATTCGTCATCGGGGAGCTCCACCTTTTGGAAGCCAATCGGGCATGACTCGAGGTGCGGGGTGACATGCGAAACCCCGTGCTTGGTGGTTTTGACGGTGTAGGACCAGCCGGCAGGTAGGGGCCGTTGGAGTTGGGCGTCGCAGACGGGGCAGGTTTTCCACACAACGGTTGTCGACTTCATCGATCCTCCAACGGGTAAATAAGAAGGTGAACGCCTTTCCAAGCGAGAGGGACCTTCGGCCCCAGGCGCATGTCAGGGCCTATGACATGAGTGTTGTCGTCGTCGGAGAAAACCCCCGCATCGACGAGACCATCCACGCACGCCTTCGCGGTAGGGGCCCAGTTGTTCGGATCCCGGCGGCGGGTGTCGGTGAACCGGAGTTCGCAAACAATCCGGGCGTAGTCGAGTTTCGGAAGCCGTTCCTGCTTCGCGGACCACCCGGCCGCCAACCGCCAGCCTTGGACTCTTTGGGCCCGGATCCACCAGTCCAGCTTCTGGTTCTCGTTCAACCAGCCCAGGCCCCCGGCGAGGATCTCCAGACGGTAGTAGTACGGCGCGACGTTCATGACTTGCGGGTAAAGCTGACAGAGACGGTTGAGAAGTGCGGTCCGTCAAAATGCACATAGGCAAGCGCTGACGAGAGGATCCGTTCGTCTTCGCGAAAGTGTCCGATGCCGATGTTGCACCGGCGGCACAGCAGCCCGCGAACTCTGCCGGTGCCATGATGGTGATCGACGTGGGGTGTGGTTTCGAGCCAGTCGTAGCAGATGGCGCACTGGTTGTGTTGAGCGCTCAGCATGTCCTCGAACGCGCCGACGGTAAGCCCATACTTTTTCAACAGGGTGACCCGGTTATAGGGCTTCACCCTGATCGCCTCGCACGGGTAACAGTGCTTACGCCCCTTCTTGAACTCGGATCGAGGTTTACGCTCTCGGCATCCGCTGCATTCAATCGGGACGCTCGGATCGGATCGGCAGGGCTCGCACAGAACGAACTGACGCCCCCGGCCCCCGTTGCGGGGATACGAGCTGCCACACGACCTGCACGTTAGGTCTTCAGTCCACCCAACGCGCTGCCGATAGGCTTCCCTCTTCGTCTTGCTCGCGCATGGCCTGCAGTATGAGGAAAGGCGCGGGAAGCGGCCCTCCGTTTCGACGTAGTACGCGGAGGGCGGCAGGGTGTGACCGCAGTGGCCGCAGGGCTTCGGCTGATCAATGGCGCTCATTGCTCCGCCGCCCGGCGAAGTAGATCTTCTAGTCCTTCGATCAGGTTCTCGACTGACCACGTCCGCTGCCGTTCGCCAAGGAGGAGGTTGCAGCGTCGACACAAAGGCCGCATTGCTCCCGTGGCGCGGTTGTGGTCCACCAAGATGCAGTCGTCGCAGTACGTCAGGCAGCAGATCGTGCAGGTCGTCATGACTGCACCCCGGCCACCGGCGGCCATTCCGGATCCATCGACAGGACGGCGAGCACCGACTGACCCTCGGCCTCAGTGAGGTTGTTGACGGTGTGGACTTCCCGGCCGAGGATCCGGCTGACCGTCTCGTTGCGGACGTTGCGATCCTTGATGGAGGCGTCGGTGAAGGCCGACATCAGCGCCAGGCGGGTTTTCGTGGAGATCTTCCCTTCCCGGTCGACGGGCGGCTCGGGGTCTTTGCGGCCGTCGTCTCGGGTGTCGTAGCCGATCTCCTTGATCGGCTCGTTGGCGGGCGGGCTGAAGTCGGGCACCTCGTTGTCGGGGGTGAGCTCCGGTTCGTCGTACTTGACCGGCTGGGCCACCTGCTTTGCCGGTGCCGGCTTCGGTAGGAGCGGGGTGGCGTCCTCGATGGGTAGGTCCCGGATCTCCTCTGTGCTGTACGGGGCGCCGATGAGGATGTTGGCGGCGACGAGGCGGCAGAGCTGGCTGGTGGCGCGGGCGATGAGCATGACCCCGGGCTGATTTTTCCAGTTGTCTTTCTTCAGCAGGTCCAGCTTTTGGGCCTGGTCGATGGTCCAGGTGATGGTGGTCCACTTCTCCATGCCGGGGGCAATGGCGGACATGACGCAGCGAGTCTGGGTGGATTCGTCGAGGCGGAACCTGACCCCGGCGGCCATTGCTAGGCCCCGCATGGCGTTGGCGGTGAGGGTGGGGCGGCCCTGGATGAGGTTGATCGTCTGCAGGGATGTCATCGGGTCCAGGCCGAGCTCCCGGCCGAAGAGGATGGCCCCGGTGATCTCCTGTGGCTTCCCCTTCATGGACGTCGGGACGAAGGCGGTGTCGGCGAGGGCGGTGGCGATCTGGTGGACCTGGCGGGCCTCTTCGACAAAGACACCCAGGTCGGTGGTCGGGCGGATAGCAAGCTCAGACATGGGACTTCTTTCTTGAGTTAGACAACAAAGGCGAGGGCGCACATGAGCAGGAGAGCGCCGAACCCGACGACGACCATCAGGACGTCTTCATCCACGGCGCCCGCTCCATGTCGCCTTTCCACGACTTCATCTCGTCGACGGCTTTCGCCACCTGCAGGACGTGGAGGAACACTTTGAACACGTGGCCGTCGGTGTTGAGCGGGATAACGTCGTAGCCGTCCGCCCTCACCCACACTGCTTTGGCTTCGGTGACGCCTACGTCTTTCATGGGGATCTCGGTGCCGTCCGGGGCCACATACGCATCGGCATACCGGTAGGCCGCTAGTTGCAGGGCTGTCTCCGGCCACACTCCCGACTTCCCTGTCTTGTAGTCGAAGAGGACCCGTCGTCCGTCGGGGAGTTCGGCGATGAGGTCGAAAGTGCCGGCGTACCCCCACCGGTAAGAGCCGACGGTGTGCTCGACCAACAGCGGCCGGACTCTCCACTCTTTGATGAACAACATGCAGGCGTCGACGTGGCCTTGTAGTTCTTCCGGAACGTCGACATCGTCTCGGCCGAAGATGAGCTGCTCGGCGATTTTGTGGACTTTGGTACCGCGGACGGCGGCCCCGTCACGGATCCGTTCCGGAGCCTTTTTCAGGTATTCGACCAGCGCCCGGTCGGTGGTGATGTGGTGCTCGGCGAGGTACGCCCGCACCAGGGCATCGTCAGCCATCAGTAGAGGTGCTGCCTCTTCGGCGACGCAGCGGGCCCCCCAGGGCACCAGGGCGGGCTTGGGGAGTCCTTTGGAGAGTGCTGTCGTAACCCCGACAGCGTTGTGGCCGTTGATGGTGTAGGCGTGATTTCGACCGCGTTGAATACGTCGGATTGGCACAGTGACGTACGCCTTCCTGAGGGCGCCAGCCATCGGTTCCCGAAGTGGTCGGGAACTGTAAGGCGGAGGTAGAGGGTTAGGTCAGCGGGGGACGCCGGCGAGCATGTCCTCAATGGCGGAGCGGGGGATCCGGTAGTGGCCCTTGTCCCCGCGGCCTTTGGTGCAGGGGATGCGGCCGTCGTGGCACATTTGCCGGATTGTTTCGACGGAGTAGCCGGTCTCCAGGGCGACCTGGGAGACGCGCATCATGCCGGGGTCGACGGGGCGGGGGGCGGTGAGGACATCGCCTCCACCTGCAAGTTGGTACTCCTGCAGGGCCTTCTCGGTGATCATGTAGTGGATGTTGCCTTGCCGGTATTCGATGGCGGGGAGGTCACCGCGGACGATGCGCCGGTAGACCTGGTAGCGGCTGATTCCGAGGATGTCGGAGACTTCTCGGACGGTGTACAGATTTTCGGTGTTCACGACGGCGGGCCCCCTGTGGAATGGCTGCTGAGTCGCTGGCCGGAGTGTCTCGGTGGCGACTGGTTAAACACAATCACGGGGTTCCGGTATCGGCAACGGATGCCATTCTGACTGGCGCCCGTGCCATTCTGACTGGCTACAAACGAGTCCAGCACTCACACGCAACTGGGCCCGAAACGTCCCGATTTCTGTGAGACCTGTTCACTTCCGTGTCACCCGGAAGTGTCCGATCGCGCCAGACGAGGAAAAACGCGCACCGGGCACATCCGACCCGGCACCTGCTCCGTTGGGCCCAGCAACCACCGGAAGGAAGACATGACCCTCTACATCGCCAGTACCCACCCCCAGTACCGCAAAAGGACCATCGGAGTTCATCGACGCAACAGCCGATGGGAGCCCGTCGCCAAATGGATCCGCGTCCCAATCCCCGGGCGCGGGAGGCGCTGATGGACACCACCGGCGCCGCCCCCGGAGGGCAACGACCACCCCGCACCACCTGCAAAATTTGTTGGTGCAGCATTTTCGCCGAAGACGACACCAGGTGGGTCACCAAACCCAACCCCGGACTCGCGCACCGGGTATGCACAGAGGAGCTTCCGCGACGGCAATAACCACCGTTCGCTGCCTCGCCATCGCCGCCGCAGTAGTGAACACCGCCTGCATGTACATTGCCGCCGCCACCACCGACCCCCGCATGTTCGCGTCCGGGTTCATTGGGGCGGCACTGAGCACCTACGGATGGTTGCATTTCCATGAGGAAGCGGAAGAGACGGAGGGATCAACAATCAACTATGAAAGCCTGGCGATGAGGCTCCGGTGCGAATTCCTAGAGGCAAACATGAGCCCCGGACAGAGGCTCCCCAGCACACGGGAAATCGCCGAAAAGTTCGGGGTCACCCGCCGCACATCGCTTCGGGCAATGAACCTGCTGAAGGAGGAAGGCCTCGTCGACGTTCTCCCTGGGCGCGGCTTTTTCATCCCTGGCGGAAAACACAAGGACCTACCCCGGGAACGCCTCGAATGGCACCTGCTGAAGACCTTTTCACCCGGGGAACACCTGCCGCCGTTCGCGGAGCTGCAGGCAACCTGCGGGGTCAGCCAGGCCACCGTGTACCGGGTTGTGTCCGACCTGCTTCGCCAGGGGATCCTGCGACGAGAGGGGGGCACGTTCTACCGCACATAGACACCTCAGCGGCCCTCGAGGCACTCATGTACGACCTGCCGCTGATAGTGGCGGCATCCCGGCGGCGCCGTAAACAGACTCTGCACGGGGCGGCCAGCTACGCCGGGGTGCCGACGTCGATGATGGGCCGGATCGAGAACGGGTACGGGGAAGGGTGCGACGTCCGCACCTTGATCAAAGTGTTGCACTGGCTGGAGAGCGAATAAGGCGGGGCCGTCACCGACGGCCCCGCCTAAGTCATTTCTATGCCCGGCGCTTCTCCCACTCCCGCCGCGCGTTGATCTGGCAGCGGCGGGACCGGGCGACGGTGTGCTCGCAGCGGGCACACAGCCGAACCTTGAGGTGCGGGCGGGGCGACACCGGGCAGTCGCCGATGACCCGGTCACAGACGGTGGCCTGGGGGCGGCCGGGGTGTGGCCGGTGCTGGCATTCCTGCGGCGTTTTGCGGGTTGCTGGCAGTATCACCCAGCCGGTCACCCACCTGTCTCTAGGAGCCCGCAACGCCGGCCATCCCTACCTTCTCCATGTCGATCATCCCGGAGGACATTCCGGTGCCCATGGCGAGGAGCATCCGGCGGAGCCCGTCAACAATGTCACTGTCAATGTCGGGATGGTGGGGCTCGTACGTTCGGATCTCCGGCGGTTCACCCTCGGGCCGGATCACTTCGTGGATCCAGCCGCCGCAGTCGACGAGGACACAGATCCGGCATTTCTGCCAGGCCCCCCTGGCGACCCGGTCGCGGAGTTCAGCCTCACAGATGAACCAGAGTCCGGCGTTGGCGTCAGCAGCGCCGGTGACGCCCAGGGCGGCGGATAGGCGACGGTGCTGGTCGGTCACCTTCATCATCCCGTCGGCAATGCCGATGAGTGCCCCTACCGGGTCGCCGGGGTCGACTTGGGAGGGCTGGATGGAGAACGGTTTGGAGTGGAATCCGTCATTGACGCGCAGGACAACGCCGAGGACTGGGGGTTTGTCCCACCCGTGATCGTCGACGGCTTGCTCCAACGTCGTCGCAATTTTGATCATGGGTTCACGTTCGGGGATCACAACAACCTCTTTCGAGTGGCGGCCAATGGCGTGGCAATAACAGAGCATATAGTCGACTGCGGAAGGTGCACAGGCGCCTCCCCCAGCCCCTTTAGGTGGCCTGGTTCAATCCCAGGGGCTGGGTGTAAGGCCGGACTCGGCGTCCCCGAACATCAGGTATCCCCGTAGCCAGACTGACGGGAGTGCGGGTTCGATTCCCGCACCGGCCGCGTGAAAGAAATTCGCTACTGCCCCGAACATGGCAACCCCGGCACCGAAGTAGGAGCCTGGCCATGCCCCATCGCCCACGAAGGCGACCCCATCTGGATCCAAACCTGCCACCACTTCGCCGCCGAAATAGAACGACGGTTGCGAGGCGTCACCGAAGAAGGCAACTACTTCCAGCTACTTCCGCCACACGAAACACCACTCCACCACCTGCGCATGGTCCAGGAATACCGGGACCACCTCCCCTACGGCGACCCCCGCCCGCTCTAACTTCACACTTCACATCACACCCTGGGCACAAAAAAAGGGCGGGCCACCCCCGAAAGGGTGACCCGCACTTTTCGCCATTACCCACGAACTCAGGGGCTCCCCAGCAACCCTGCGTTCCAACCTCATCCGGCCCGAGATCCGCGCTAACGGATTTCGGATACCGCCAGCCTATCCGATCAGCACAGCGATCAGAAGACCGCCCAGCAGTGTCGCCACCGCCGCGCCGATGAGGCCGCCGAGCATCAGATCCTTCAGGTCCAGAGGGCCGTCCACGTCTTCGGGCCGACCCTCCCATCCTGCGTAAGACCCTTCGACTTCTGGAAGGCCTTGACTGCCTTTTCGGTGCCGGCGCCGAAGAATCCGTCCGCCGTCACCGTCTGCCCCTTCTTCTTCAACTGCTCCTGCATCTTCTTCACATTCGAATTCGGAGAAGCCTGCCGGTCGTTGCGGGACAGCTCCCCCGGGAACGACGGCTTTCCCGGTGTAGACGGCAGGGTTGCCGCTTGGCCCCCGCCGACGGACTTGAGGTAGCTGCTGAGTGATTCCCCCCGCAGAAGGGAAAAAATGGCTGTCATGGCCGTTGCGCTCTGCGTGTACTTCCGGCGGATCGACATATGCACGTGCCATACGTGATCCTTGCTCGCCGATTTCTTCTTCCGGGCGTACACGTCGTACCGGGTCGCGTTCTTCCCGTCGGTACACCCGTTGAATGCGTTGATGTATTTCCGGCGAACATCCTTCGTGTTGTTGTACGCAACAGCGAGTCTCGATGTACACAACCGCATGTCGGCCGCGTTCATCGTCATGTCGATCGCAGCTGCAGCGTTCGACGGGCCGCCCTTGTCGTCCGGGCGAACCACCGAATAGTTGTCCTTCCGGGGCTGATCCTCCCGAGAGCAGTGATACCCTCCCCTGGATAGGTGGGATCGATCAGGAACGATCCCTGATAGCTTCGCCGACTTGTACCCGCACTTGTGCTGCCAGTTCGACGCCAGGCCCTTAACCTGTGAAGTTGCCACCGTACTCATGCGGGCGCCTCCACGTATTCTTCCTGGGGCTCACCGTCGGGGGCGTCACCCAAATCGGGGATCGGCTCCACATCGAGGACAAGGATGACCCGGACGATTTCCGCCTCGAGCTCCTCGTCGACGGGTGGCTCGGTGGGTTCGGTCACTTCGGCGCCGATCCGGAACCCTCCGCCGGGGGCGGGCCGGCAGGCTGCTCCGCATTCGGGTCGGCATTCGGGTCGGCATTCGGGTCATTCGCCGTCGTCGGGTTGTAGGTCGTCGGCTGGGCGGCGTTCGGGTCCTCGTACGGCTCGTTCGGGTTCTCCGGCTGCTGGTTCGGCTGGCGCTGAGTCTTTCCCATTGCGGGGCCCCTCTCTGGGCATGGAAAAGGGCCGCCCCGGATGGGACGGCCCTGCTGGTTGAAAGCTTTTCAGTTACTCCGGGCGGACGAAGACTATTCCCGCATCGTCCGCGGCACTGAGCATGCACTTAACCCCGAGGAACGCCATGTCAACATGGGTCCGCGCGTCGCCCTCGGAAAGGCCCAACTCTTCCGCCTCCACCTGGGCCCTGCCGATGACGAGGGCCCGCAGCTCGGTGTGGGTGATAACGGCGCCTTTGCGGATCCGGCCCGCGACGGCAATGTCTATGCCTTCCTTTGCCAGCTTCGCGGTGAGCCCCTCAATGACGACCTGCACCAGCGCGTAGGCCTTCTTCAGGAACGGGTCGTCGGGGATGTCCGCGGTGCCGTCGAAGTAGGCGCGGAAGTCCGCCACCAGCGCGTCATAGTCCGCCTGTCCGGGGTTCGTCACGAAGAACCCAACGACCCGCACAGTAAGTGGTTACGAGGTGCGCCGGAGTTGCTTCAGTTGGGCCCTGCGGATAGCTGCAAGCCGCCGCATCCCCTCGTCGGACACGGGCGGACTCGCGTTCGCGGCGGCCACGATCTTGGCAATCTGCTCTGGCGTCAGCGTGGAGTCAGTCATGGCGAGCAGGCTACACCGGGGGGCTGAAGTGCCCCTGACCTGCGGAAACGCCTTAGGTGCACTTTGGGGTTGTTGGCCAACGTCACTACACCTAAACTACCCCAATGACATCCGCCGCCCTGAGGAAGATCCTCGACCACGACATCCCCGAGCTCCCCCCGCACTGGCACGACGTATGTCAGTGCATCCTCACTGTCGCCTACATCCGAGTTTCGAAGATCGGCAAGCGCACAAAGATCGTTTCACCGACGATCCAGCTTAACGAGATCATCGAGGACGCCAAACGCAACAACCGGCGCATCGTGAAGATCCTCTTCGACATCAACAAGTCGGGGCGAGAGTTCGACCGCGAGGCATTCGGGACGGCACTCGCCGACATCAAGGCCGGGGACTACAAGCACGTGTCGGTGTGGAAGTGGAGCCGGTTCGGTCGCACCCTCCGGGGGTCGATCATGATGTTGGCCGCACTGGAAGAGATTGACGGCATCGTTGACTCGGCGTCGGAGCCGTACGACCACGACAGCGTCTTCGGCGAGTTCTCTCGTGATCAGATGCTTCTCATCGCCGACCTTCAGAGCAAGGTGATCGGCGAGACCTGGCGGTCGGTGCACGAAACGCGACGGGAAAACAAACTTCCCCACAGCGGGCAGAAGCGATTCGGCTACGACTACCGGGACGAGGACGAGCGGAACCGGCGATACGAGCTGAACGAGGAAGAGGCGAACTTCCTCCGGGAGGCGTACCAGCGATACGTCAACGGGCAGGGCATGAATTCGATCGCGGCGGACGCGAATGCGAGGGGCCTCGTCTCACCTCTCGGCAACCCATGGACCCAGCAGGCGTTTACGAAAATGATGGACAACGGCTTTGCCTCCGGTCAGATGCGGTCGCGCTCGAAGGCAATGCTGAAAGCGACGAAGCGCAAACCTACCGGGAAGCGCGAATCTTACGACGTGTGGAGCGAAGGGTCGCATCCCGCCATCATCGACAGGGAGCTCTGGGAGGCGTATCAAAAGGTTCGGGAGTCGCATGCGACCCTGCCTCCGCGCCTTGTCCGCGGCGCCCACGAGCTATCGGGCCTAATCGTCTGCGGGATCTGTGGAAGAAGGCTCACCTTTAAGAGGGTTGGCCAACAGCTACAGCCCCGCTGGCTATGCCCCGGCCGCATGGCCCACCATCCCGATCGGCCCGTAAGTATCAGCGATGAGGAGGCGCTCCGGGTCGTCCGCAGATGGGTGACCACAAAGTCTCAGCCGGAATGGATAGACCAAGAAGCAAGGCGGGTGTACGAGGAGAGGCAGAGCGTTCAACCCGAAGGGGACCGCATCGCCGCCGATCTGAAGAAGGTCGAGAGTCAGGCCGCAAAGGCTCTTGATCTCTACTTGAAGATCGACGACACCGACGGGGCGACGGCGACCCGCGTGCTAGCGACGCTGAATGCGCTGGAGAAGCGGGTCAAGGAACTGAAAGGGCTGGCGGCATCCCTGTCGGTGGACGTGGCCCAGCCCGACTGGAAGGCGTTGGGTGTCATCGCAGAAGGGTGGGACATTTTTCCGGCGGAGACTCACAACGCGGCGTTGCGGGGCGCGGTCGGGATGTTGTTGATTACTCCGAAGTCGGCCCCCCGGGTGCGGACCTGGACGGTTCCCCCCCGGGTGGTGCCGCTTTGGGAGATGGACGAGTGGTCGGACTGGTTGTCGGCGCGGAGACGGAGGTCGGCGTAAGCGTGCGCGTAGGTCATCCACATATTCCGCATGCACTCTTGCTCGGTGGTCATGCGATCAAGCTAGGAACTGCTTAACAAAACTTTCCTAGACTTGCCGACGACTGAGCCTGGTCCCCTAAACGGGTGTATCCCCCAACCCCCCGGCAAGGGGGTTGGGGGCTCCCGGGGGTTCTTGTCGAAGGAGGGTCCCCGGGGGCTCTTCCGGGTTACGGAGGTCCCGGTGAGCTGTTTCGATTGTTAGCCGGCACAGCCCGCGGCGTCGAGGTGCCGGCGGGATGGCGCACAAACGGACTGGTGTCGGTGCAAGTTGCACTTTACGACCCGAGGTAGCCCAAGTATTTGATGTTGAGTACGGCCCCGTCCGGCGAGTTCGGTTCCAGGCCGAGTGCGGCCCCCGCGGTGTGGTAGCAGCCCATTTCGACGGTGTCTCCGACGGCGAGGGTGATGAGGAGGGGCCGGAGGACAAGGTCTGTGGAGGTGCCGTTGACGGCGTTGGCGGTGGTGATGGTGGCGTTGTATTGCAGGCCCTTGTGGAAGACGCTGATTCTGCGGTAGCCGGTGGCGTTGGAGACGAACGCTGCGCCGCCGTCGAATTCGTAGGCGCCGGGGACGGTGCAGGTGTATTTGGAGGGGGTGCCGGCGGACCATCCGTGTAGCCGGTCGCCGGAGACAACATTCCAGTCGACCCAATCTTGGGTGCCGGAGGCGATCGACTGGGCGTCGGTTTTGCGGAGCTTGCAGACGAGGGAGCCGGGCATGGGGACGCGGGTGGGTACCCCGGCGATGGAGGCGCCGTAGGACAGGTAGCCGGTGTCGGTTTCGAGGGTGAGTTGTCCGACGGTGACGGGTGGGAGGGTGCCGGAGGTGGCGACGGTGAATCCGCCGCCGCCTCCGGTTCCGGCTTC